TTTACGCTGACACTTACAGATGGGCCCGCGGCGCATTAGCTAGTCGGTGAGGTAACGGCTCACCAAGGCGACGACGTGTATCCGGCCCGAGAGGGCGTCCGGACCCCTTGTGGGGGCGCTTAGCGCCCCTCTTGACAGATTCCCTGTCTACCTGAGATTGTCTCTCTCGTTCCCCCGGACACGACCGACGGGAAGCGCCAGTCACCCCTAGCGGGCTAAAACACGGTGCCACTTAGGTCACTCATGTCCACATGGGGGGAGCGAAACGAGGGACTTGACAAGGTCGCAGCGATCTGAAAGAGTCTGACTCACGCCGAACGAGGGCAATCGACTCGCTCGACACGCAACACAGCTTTGCGGCCCGGAGTCTCCCGTGAGGGAGATCCGTGACCACAGGCCATGCAGTCCTGATCTTGAGCGGAATGCTCGGGTGATGGGTGGTCTCCCACTGGCGAACAGTGGGCACGGATAACCAAAGGCAGCCGTCGTTGCTTGATAACTCAAAACATGCGAAGACCTAGTGAACATACCTAGGCCGTGCTATCTCGCGAATCTTGCGAGTCCGGAGTGGTTAACCTGCTCTGGAGGACGGGTGATCTGCGCCACTGACCGGGAATCTGCCGGAGGTCAGCACAGACACGCCTAGTGAGATGAGATGCACGCTCTCTTCCCCCCTTGTTCAAGGGCTCTAGATGGCTGGTAACGGCCTCCCCTGAGCCCTTGGGGGAGCCACGTGGGGCCTTGTGTCCCCGTGGTTGTCCGGGAGCCGTAGGATCGAACCTGCGGCCCTTAACAGCAAGGGAGAGAAGCATGCAGTACCTCATCGTCTACACCGTCGAGGAACGCTTCATGGGCAAGACGCTCCAGGGAGCACACGAGACGTGGACGCTGGAAGAACTGTGTGAGATGGGACTCGGACGCACTGTAGAGTGCGCCCTCGACCGATTCGGCGAGGACAACCCGACCACTCCCCTTCCGATCATCCAGACGGGTGAATCTGAGCTGCGAGTGATGGCCCACCGAGGGCTTCCCATCGTGAGTCAGTGACCAGTGTGAGCCGGTCCGCCCAAGGCGGCCGGTTGACCCGGCATCACTGCCGAACACAAGGGAGAGAGACCTTGAAGAACGCGATTGAGTTCAATGAGGCGTTCATGGGAGCCGGTGACCCACTGAAGGGTAGCCGTATCCCTGGCTTCGGAGCGGGCAACCGTGTCCCGGAGACCAGCCGAGTGCACAAGAACCGTGCCAAGGGTGCGGTGGTGCACACGCAGAAGTGCCAGCAGTCCGGCCGTAAGGCTTGTGAGTGCAGGGCTGGTCGTAAGGGTCTGTCCCGCAGTGCGGTGGTTGTGGTTCGCCTCGACCCCCGTACCTACGAGGTCCGTGTCAAGGGCACTCGTGCCCTGGTTGGCATGATCCGAGCGGTCAAGGGTGCTGGTGGCAAGGCTTACAGCTACCAGATTCCCGGCGACAAGGCCCACAAGGGCTTCGGATCCCAGCGTGCCGCTGTTCTCCGGATGCTGGAGAAGGTGTGACATGGACAAGGGCTCCGCAGTAATCATCCTCATCATCGCCGTGGTCTTGGTGCTGGCAGGCTCTGCCGGTGGCAACGATCGCTGACCAGGGAGTGTGATCCACAATCTCACCGGTACTCAGCCGGTGGGCGGTGATTGGTAGGGCGTGGCAACGTCAACCCTACTTATCCCATCCATCGTCTGAGTGCCTGGTGTGTGCCATGGATCAAAGGGATTCGTGCACAACACAAGGGGAGAGAACAATGACTGACTACGCCGCCAAGGTCGCTGCCGGGATCAAGTTCCTCGACAGCAAGGTGTCGTCCGGCCTGGTCTCCGCCAACTGGCGGGACAAGGTCAAGCTGGACACCCTCGACCTCGGCTCGTGCGACGTCTGCGTGCTCGGCCAGCTGTTCGGGTCCTACTCGGACGGCCAGTACGAGCTCGACCTGGACACGTACGACAGCAAGTCGTACGGGTTCAACACCGACTACTCCTTCGCGGAGCTGACGCAGGCGTGGAAGGACGCGCTGGGCAAGAACAGCGTCCTGGTCGAGAAGGGTGACATCTACAAGGACCGGTACGGCTACTCCGTCAAGGTCCTGAGCACCACGCTCGTCACCCTCGACAACGAGACCATCACCACGTACATCGTCCAGACGGGCGAGATCAAGGGTGGTGCGTTCAAGGCGTACGACGAGAAGTCCGTCTCGATCCTCCGCAAGAAGGACTTCGAGACGACCTTCACCACGAAGGTGGAGAAGTTCGTGCCCAAGAAGGGCATGTTCGTCACCACCGCGTCCGGGAAGAACTACTACATGATCTCGGACGACGAGCTGCGCGAGCTGAAGGACGGCGCGTACTCGCAGTGGCTGATCGACCTGACCACGACGGAGCGCAACTCCATGCGTGAGATGGTGACCGGCGTCGGCAAGAAGTTCTCGGAGACGATCGTCAAGTAGGCGATCACATCGCGGTGAGTCGCGAGGGTTGTGCAGGGGCTCCGGTCCCTGCGCTTCCTGCATGACTCACAACGAGCATGCAACACCCAAGGGGAGAGAACAATGGCGCTCAAGGCTCTCGACAAGTCGTACGAGAACTTCAACGTCGGTGACATCGTCGTCAAGAACGGCTACGGTGCCCCCTACGGCGTCAAGATCGTCAAGAAGGTCTTCCTCGACACGACCGGCGAGTACCACTTCATCGTGACCGAGGGCGACGTGTCGGGCAACAAGTGGGTGGACGCCAAGTCCGGCTCCAACCACCTGCTGTCCATCCTGACCGTCAAGCAGCTCCGTGCGTACGACTCCAAGTGGACGCCGGGGCAGACCTTCAAGGCGGGCGACATCCTGAAGGACCAGGACGGCACGCTCTACCTGTTCTCGTCGGAGACCAACGTGTGGAACCTGTCCAAGGGCACCCGCACGACTCAGGCGAAGTGGGAGGCGTCCGGCACGTCCTACGGCGGTCGCGTCTTCAAGCGGCAGACCACGGCTTCCGGCGACCCGTTCCACACGGTCGTCGAGCTGAAGGACACGTGGTCCAGCCGCTGGTAATCACTCCACCGTGCAGTGATGGTTGCGCTCACCTTCGGGTGAGCGTTTCCACCCCTTCGCACGGAGGGGAGACACAAGGGAGAGAGTCAATGGCCACCATCGAGCACAAGGGTTCCTACACCAACGGTTCCGTCGTCGTCTACACCGGCTACGGCACCAACTACGGGTACTCCCTCGTGAAGGAGGTCTACATCGAGGCGATCGGCGAGTACCGCTGGATCGCCGAGCCGGTGAAGATCGTCAACAACGAGGCCGTCAAGTACACCAACGGCAGCCTGGAGCTGCTGTCGGGCAAGTACATCAACGACGAGTACAAGTCCCTGTGGAAGAAGGACCCGGTGCACAAGAAGGGTGACATCCTGCTCGGCAAGGACAACATGGTGTTCGTGTACATCTCGGACAGCCACGTCGAGCGGCTGACGCCCCGCAAGGACATGCCCAGCCTGGGCACCAACGACAGGCAGGGCTACTCCAGCCTGAACGACTACGAGACGAACTTCGGCCCGCTGACCAAGGCGGTTCCGGCTCACCCGTACACGTCGTCGTTCTGATTCTCACTCCGACGAGTGGAGTCGTTCACGGCCCCCCCAGGGCCGTGGGCGGCTCGATCTGCCGGAAACCCGGATTAGATCCAGTTCTCCCAGTGGTTGACCACTTCCGGGGCGTCCGCTAGGGCGTCCGCCCGGAGTCACTAGGTGATCCATAGGGGAAACAATCCAGGCTGGGGAGTTCATTCCCCGCCTCAGTGTGACGCTAGTCACGGAACAAGGGAGAGAGACCATGTGCGAGATGAACGCCACCTGCCCCGTGCACGCCCGTAACGACGTCAAGGACGCGGTCGAGGACAACACCCCGGCCCGTGCCGTGACGTACCTCGGCGAGTACGTGGTGGCGACGCTGGACAACCCCGAGTATCAGTCGCCCATGGCGGCCCTCTCGGCGCTGTTCGGCGGCAAGGCCCCGAACATGTTCATGCACCTCGTCGTCAAGGTCGGTGAGACCGGCTGCCTCGGTGACGTGCTGGACGCCCAGGGCCTCAAGGACAAGACCGTCTTCCGGGACACGTTCCTGGACCCGTCCGACGACCGGCTGACGCCGTTCATGGACGACCTCCAGGCGGGCGTGAGCGACAAGTTCAACGCCACCCTGACGACGATCCTGCACGAGTCCCACGACCTGGTCGTGGACTCCGTCCGCAACAAGGTCATCGGCTGACCTGAGCAGTGATGGTGCGGCACGTCTCCTGACGTGCCGTTGCCACCCCAGTTCAGGGGAACCCATGCAAGGGAGAGAGATATGGCAGTAATCGACACGGAGAAGGTGGTCACTGTCTCTCAGCTCGTGGAAGAGTTGGGTGTCAGCATCCCCACCGCTCGTGGCCTGGTCGAGGGTCTGGGCGTCATCGCGACGATCAACCGGACTTCGTTCTACGACCGGGAGGAGGTCAAGGCCGTTCTGCGTCAGCGGAACGACAAGCTCCTCGACTTCCTGGGTGTGCTGTCCCCCGAGGACAGCTACGACGGCAACGTCATCGCGTCCATGGAAGCGTCGCTCAACGAGCTGTAGGGACATCACATGACGAACCTTTCTCTGTTCGTGCAGGATCCGGATGGTGAGCACAAGGAGATCGACCTTGGTGCCGTCTGGATCCACGGTGACGTGATCGACGAGGACTCCATGGTGGGTCTTCTCGTTCACGAGATCGCTGTCTGGGCGCTGGAGAACGGCAACCGATTCGACGACATCACGCCGATGACGGTTGACGACGATGACGGCCAGGAGCTGGAGATCCACCAGGAGTCGGGCAACCCTCACCTGTGGATCCGTGAGGTGGTCCAGCTGTACATGTGGCTGGACTGCGACAAGCACTGGGCTCCCGACGAGGCGATCCTCGCCTACGTCGACAACCAGGGCTGGAAGTGGACGGACTTCGACTCCGATCTCCAGTCGGCAGAGGACGAGTACCACCAGGAGTTCGATGGTGACTACGAGGACTACGCCAAGGAGTGGATGAGCGAGGTGGGTGAGTCGCTGGACGACCACCTGGAGCGCCACTTCGACTACGCCGACTACGGCGAGGAGCTGGTCGACGGCTACTCCCGTGTGTCGTGGGGCTCGCGAGAGTTCCTGTTCTCCGAGTGAGTAGGGTTGTGCTGGGTCGCAAGCCCCAGCACTTCCTGGCCCAACTCGGGGTCAATGAGGGGAGAGATCACATGAAGCGCATCAAGAGGATCGCCGCCGCAACCGCGATGGTGGTCACTCTGGGTTTCGGTGCGACCGCGTGTTTCGAGGATGACGCCACGGTGGCATCCGAGAACGTCTCCAAGGCGGCCGACAACTTCGAGGTCCAGCGTCGGATCGTCGTGTTCAACGGCATCACGGACAAGTACCTCATGGTGGTCGTGGGTGCCTGCTCCATCACGGACGAGGGCAACCAGCTGGAGATCATCTGCAAGACCGGCAAGGACGAGTACGTCAAGGAGTTCGCCGGTCTGTCGGACAACGTGTCGTACTTCATCGAGCAGGGCAAGCCGGTCAAGGCGAGTGCGTACCACCACCGCGTGACGTTCAAGCCGCAGTCCATCCTGCCCGACGTCGACTTCCGGGGTAGCTCGGAAGACCTGCCCACATCGCAGTGATCTGATCGTGTCCCGGCCTCCGGGCCGGGCACGGTGAAGGATGCACAGGGTCCCGAAAAATAAGTAGGGCCTACCTAAGATGGTCTTGTCAACCGGAGGTAGTTTGTTCGCTCTGTGCATCCCTCTCCGTGACACACACGGAAGTAAGGGGAGAGATGATGACCGTTCACATCGACCTCGCCAAGGCTCAGTCTCTGGTGTCGGAGTGCATCGCCGAGCGCGGCGAGGACTACGTCTACGAGAAGGAGGGGTCCACCTGCAAGTACGTGCACAACGTCGGTCAGGTGATGGGCGAGAACGAGTACGACTACGAGGACGACTTCACGGACGCCACTCCCGGCTGTCTCGTGGGGCTGGCCCTGTCCAAGGTCGGCGTGCCGCTGGAGTTCATGGGCGGCAGCCGCAACATGGACGGGTCCATGGACCTGATGAAGGCCGTGGCCGATGCTGGCTACATCACCTTCACCGATCAGGCCGACGCGTTCCTCGCCAACTGCCAGTCCAGCCAGGACGGCGGAGCCCCGTGGGGCACCGTCCTGGAGCCTGCCTCCAAGGGCAAGCAGCTCGACCGGCACTACGACTACTCGCAGTACGAGAACGGTGAGCCCAAGTTCATCGGCTTCCGAGAGGTCGAGGGCTCCCCGGTGGAGTAGAGTGTGAACTGTGCAACAAGGGACCACGACTTCGGTCGTGGGCCTTTGAGCTGGCCGGGGTGGGGTGCCTCTCTCCCCCTCATCCTGGCGAGCCCATGGGTCCACGAAAGGAGGGATATGACAACCCACTTCGTAGTGTCCACTTCGGGCACTCTCGACCCCGAGACGCCCGTCGAGGGCGTCTTCAACAGCCTGGGCGAGGCAGTTCAGTCTGCCTCGGATGCGCTGACGAACGCACGTGTCACACGTGTCGCTCCGAAGTACGTCTACCAGGTTGACATCACCCCGCAGATGGTTGTCCGTCAGGACATCTCTGTTGTCACGGAGGCAGTGAATGCTGAAGTGTAAGTGCGGCTCCAGCTACCGTAGTCCTGGTGACTACAAGCTGGCCATCGCCATGGGCTGGGATGTCGAATACACTCATGCTCTGCTGGATCTGTGGGAGGACTGTCTCGATACGGTCCTGGACGACCGTCGCCAGACGGACGACATCCTCAAGGATCTGAAGGAGGAGTATGAGAATGCTCGGAAGAACGTGGCGTAACTGCCCGTACGGCAAGCGTTGCTCCTGCAACCCTCCCAAGAAGCGCGAGGCTGCCAAGAAGTGGGCCAAGCGCAGGGAGCAAAGGGCATTCAGGAGGGAGGCTCGTGGCTATACCGAGCAGGCAAGCCCAGATCAAGCGGATAGCTGAGTTCCTTGAGGACTCAGCCAACGCTGAGCGTACGGTGGAAGAGGTCGCAACCCGCATAGTCGACGGACTCTACGATCTGTGGAGCGTCGACGTGTGGGAAGCGGGTCAACCACCGAAGGTGGGCATGGCATTCAAGACGCCCGCCGTTACGTCCAAGGTCTATCACGTCGCCTGGATCGGACCGGAGTTCGAGGGTGGGCCAGACATCGCATGGGTTATCGATGCGGGTGCTGACTACGGCACGTTCGTGCCATACGACAGTAGGTTCTGGCGCATCCTCACTCCGTCCACCGCCAAGGCGGGCGGGGCAGGCAAGAACAAGGACGGATGGAAGAAGGGCGACAAGGTCTCTCTACTCCAGCGGCGACGTCACTACGTCGTCGAGGAGGTGGGCGACAAGTGCGTCCTCCTCCGTGATGTCCAGTCCGGTACCCTTCAGGCCGACAGTAATGCCAACCTGAAGAAGTACTACAACAAGGAGAGATGAGTCATGGTCTTCGCCCTGACCAAGGGCCTCAAGCTGAGGCCCAACAAGGGTTCCACGTGGGAGACCTCGACTCGGCAGGTGGAGCTGATCTCCAGCTCCACTGTCGATCGCGAGGTGTACTGGTGGGTCAAGAGGCTGGACAAGTCGGGCGCGACCGTGTTCGACACCTTCCTCGGCGCTCACCTGCTCACGTGGGACAAGGCCGACGAGTTCTACAAGCTCGGCAAGAAGTACCGGTTCAAGAACGGCAACACCAGGGACATCTACGAGATCATCGAGCTGCACCTGGTGGACCGTCCGATCTCTGCCGACCACCGCGAGGCGGCTCTGGCCAAGTGCCACGACCACTACAGCGGCAAGGTGTACCTGACCGTGCTCAACAAGTCGGACTTCGACTACATGCAGGAAGTCTGATGGTCTGGCAGTGGGTGGTGTGGGCGCTAGGTCTCTTCGGCCTAGCGTTCTACGCGCAGTATCACAAGGTCCTCGCCGAGGATCTGGCGGCTGCGCTCCTGGAGGCCCATGCGTGGGTGGATGAGATCATCGAGGCACTGGAGAACCCGGATGAATCGGAAGCTAACAAATCCCTTGATCGCCTCGTTGCTCAGCGCGTCAACGATGAGCGGTCTGTGGGTGATCAGCACTAGCCTGTTCGGTGCTGACCCCAAGTCCAGTGCCGTCATCGCCATCTTCAGCAGCGTGATCCTGTCATGCCTGCTGATGTCGGAAGGAGAGAACCTTGACCGGCTCGCCCAGGAAGAGGTGGAGTGGCCTGAAGATCACCCCCGAGGACCTGAAGATGATCCTCGGTGGAATGCTTGACGGGCTCACTCTCGGTCTCGTGTTCGCCGGGGGAGCGCTGGTCGGGTTCGTCCTGTCGCTCCCCTTCTGGTACTGAACATGCAAAATGGGGGCCACCGTAGTGGCCCCCGTCTTGTGTGCTCAGCCCTCGTACTGCGCTCCCTGGCTCGCACGCCAGGCTGCGTTGGAACGGACTGTGCGCCTGTCTGCCGGGCTCGGCTGCTCTGCCGGGTCCTTGCGACCGAGGGCCTTCTGAACGGCCCCGTACGCCCGCTGTACGCGCTTCTTGCCAGCCTCATGACTGATCTCGAAGTGGTCCGCCACGTTCTCCGTGGTGTAGTTCATGACATGGACCAGGTACAGCAGCTCCTTCGTCTCGTTCGGCAGCCGCTTGACGGCTGCCTTGATGTCCACCAGCTCGGCAACACGATCGCCGGTCTGGTTGGCCTGCGCCTTGGCGCTGGGCTGGCCATCACCCTTGAGGCCGAAGGTCTGCCAGTCGGTGTACTCGAAGATGTCCGGCAGCAGGGACTTGATCTTCGGAATGGAGTAGCGGTAGAGGTCGGCTGTGTCGTATCCTTCTACTGCTGCCTTCTCCCTGGCGCAGTGGTCAAAGGCCACCTTGCGCATGGTGGATGCGATCTTGGACTCCCAGTCCTGGGGGTCGTCCTCCACCGTTTGCAGTACGCTGGCTCGCTTCTCGTAAAGCCAGAGCCAGAGCGCCTGCTCCGTGTCTTCCTGCGTCACCGAAGGGGGGAACTGACCCGACACGGAGCGGGCCACATTCTTCACCATCGGCATGAACTTGGCCGGATCGAGTGCCATTATGTTACTCTCCAGTACGCTAAGAAATTTTCCTGGGTCAGTACTTCACGCCGTTGACGTAGAACCCACGATCCACCATCGTGATGAGTTCCGGATACACGCGCTTCCCGTCGTCGCGCAGCAGCGCGAACGACATGACCCAGTTCACAGCTCCGTCCTTCACGTAGGTGGCACGGACGGGATCCATGATCGAGCCTACGTTCATGGTGAAGCGAGGCGTGACCTTGCCCTCAAACCCGTAGGCACGAGTGAGGAGGTAAGGCTGGTGGGTGTGGCCGAAGATGACGTTCTTGTCGGACCCATACCGCTTGACAAACTTGGTGTCCCAAGCCTGTGGAGTGCTGGCATAGCCACTGGACTCGTGACCGTGCACCGCATATGTGTTGGTTGCAACACGTACCGGACCCTGCACGTACGAAACACCTACCTCGGGCAGCTCAAAGAGACTGTCCGTTGTGAGTGCATCCAGAGTCCTGAGCGGTGCAGCGTACTTCTGTACAAAGTCACGCAGTCGGAGGTCGTGATTGCCCTCCAGCCACGTGATCTTAGCCTGCGGTGCGGCAGCACGCAGGTCCCGTAGAACTCCCTTGAAGCCATCGATGTGCTTCTGTAGGGTGGGGGCGTACTCGCCCGCAGTCCCCTTGGTCCAACGTGAGACCTGGGGGAAGTCGATAGCGTCGCCGATCTGGAAGATGGCGTCGGGCTGGAGGTCTTCGATCACCTTGACGATCTTGGACAGGACCAGCGCATCGTGGTAAGGGTACTGGATGTCCGGCAGGATCACCGTGGTCTTGGTTGCCATGTACCCGCAGTCTACACCAAGGAGAGAACCGTGAAGCAGACGCTTCCCGTGCGCAGAGTGAACAGGTGTGAAGTTGCCTGCTCTCACTGCGGCACCGTGATCCCGAAGGGGGCGTGCGTCAGCACCCTCTTCAACTACTACGCATGCAAGAACCGTGTGTGCGAAGAGGCCATCACCACTCGGTACCATGCCGCGAAGGTGAGCGCCAAGGCGCATCGGGTCTACGCATGACCATGAAGCGGACGCCGCCTTACAAGCAGGGCATGTTCAAGATCCCTGCGCAGCGCAACCCCTTCCTGATCCCGGACACCACGTCCGAGGACAGGTGGGAGGAGCGAGCAAACTGCAAGGGCAAGGCGTTCGAGCTGTTCGAGTACCAAGAGAAGGACTCCCCTCTGACGGAGGGGATGAACTTCAAGGAGCGGATCGAGTTCAACAAGGTCAACTTCGAGCTGGCCGGTGAGATCTGCATTGAGTGCCCCGTCTTCTTCGAGTGCGAGAAGAACGCATCCCCACAGGAGAGGTACTGGACGGTTCGCGGAGGCGAACCGCCTGGCCGCTTCGATGAGGAGAGCAAGAGGTACGACAACGTCGGGCGTCCGCCCGGCGCGAAGAACAAGCAGCCCCGTGCTGTGGCCTCTCCCTCCGACCGTGTGTGCCAGCGTGGGCACGTGGTCAAGGGCGGCGGCAGGTGCAAGGACTGCAAGCGGGCCAACAACACCGCACGTCAGCGGCGTGTCCGCAGGGAAGCCCGCGAGCGGGCTGGCGTCCAGGATCAGGATGCTGTAACCTAGAGCTTGTCGCTCAGGGGACGCCCGCGAGAGACTGCATCCATGCTGATCACATGGGTGAGGGTGGTGGTGTAGTGGAAGCACAGCGCCGGGAAGGCGCTGGCCCTGGTTCGAACCCAGGTCACCCGCGCAGAGTTACGGTGAAGACGGAGGCTAACTACCCGAGTCGCCGGTCACCCCGGTCCACTCCACCAGGTGGATTACCCGTAGCTACCACGGCTTGACTGCCGGTAGTGTTACCAGGCGCGACGGGTTTGAGGCCCCGCCTGGGACTGTTGGTCATCAACTCCCTCCCCTTATGGAGTCCTCATGGAACTAGAGCACATGTCATACAGTGCTCTGTCTCGCTATGAGGAATGCCCACGTAGCTTCTACCTCGGTCGGGTCAAGTCGGCCGAGGAGAAGCAAACGTGGTTCTTCCCACTCGGGACCGCAGTACACCAGTGTGTGGAGGACTACCTCCAGACTGGTGATGTGCCCTCGTTCGAGGAGCGCTTCTATCCCCTCATCGAAGCACAGATGAAGGTCGACCCTGTCGACGTGAACTGGCTTGCCGGTGGACCCCCTGACGACCCGATCATCCGGGACAAGGCGGTCGAGCTGGGGAAGCGTTGCGTAGACAACGCCATTAAGTTCCTCGATGACATCGAGGTTTGGCACGTGGAGTACGACGCCACGGGCATGATCGCTGGCTGTGAAGTCCCGGTCAAGGCGTTCATCGACATCGTCGGTGAGCACAAGAAGCATGGTCCAGTGATCGTGGACTGGAAGTCCGGAAAGCAGAAGCCGAAGAACAACCTACAGCTTGAGACCTACGCGGTCCTGCTGAACACTTCGACTCCCCTCTCCGGTAACGACCACCCGTTCACCGATCACGGTTCGATCAAGTTCGACATCGGACTGTGGGCCATGGTCAATCCAGATGCACCCAATGCTCGCCCCGTCAAGGGCTTGACAAAGGTGGACGCGAGCGCTCTTGGCGCTCGCTATCAGGCAGCATTCGAGCGGATCAAGGAGCGGAAGTGGCAGGCCAATGCTGGCTTTCATTGTCGCTTCTGCGTCCAGGCTCCCAACTGCCTGATCGAGGCTGGCCCCACCAGGAGGGCCAGGTTCTACGACCGATCCGATGAGGAAGGTTTCCCCTTCTAGTGGACATCACCTACCGGATTCCGTCGAAGAAGGTCCCGTACGGCTACATCGAGTTCACGTGGGAGCGTGACGGAAGTTACGGTCTCCCGTCTCCCGATGAACTGGCGTCCGAGTATGCGGATTACATCCGTGAGTACCAGTCGGCAGAGGTTGCAGCCTTCGAGACTGCACCCATCAAGCCGAAGCCGCAGGCCAAGCCGAATACCTCCGTCGAGGAGGCAGCGAAGATGCTCAGTGATGGGCTCGGAGGTGCCGAAGAGATCGACGAGGACGCGCCGGTCAAGCCGTGGGACAAGACGTCCGACGAAACCGAATCAACTACCGAGAAGCCCTGGGATCTTGACGATTCCGACTGGGACATGTGAAACAAGGAGACAACTTGAGCGACGTCGATGACATCCTCGGTGGCAGCAAGACCCCGCCTGGCCTGAAGTTCGGGTCGGTCGGCACCAAGCACGTGCTCGTGATCACCGAGCCTCCGAAGTCGGTGGCGGTGCGTGAGTTCGTGAACGGCGTTCCGAAGGAGCGCCTGTACTTCCAGTCGCAGAAGAAGGTTCGGGAGTCCGAGCTGAACCTGAACCTGCCGTACGACCCCATCCCCGCCATCCTCGTGGTCGGCAAGACCAAGGACGGAGACGACGTCTCCGTTCGCCTGGAGGGCGAGAAGCTGAAGGCGACTCGCAAGGCCGTCCGTGAGGGCGGCAAGCTGATCGAGGGTGCCATGTTCGCCATCGAGTACACGGCGGACGACCCCGACAGCAAGGGTCCCTTCCCGAAGAAGCTCTACACCGTTCAGATCAAGAACAAGTAGGTCACATGAAGACGCTGTTCCGCAGCGTCCGACGTGGGCTCTCGGCTGGGGAGCCGCTTCCGGCTCCCTGGCCGATCTTCGATCAGAAGAAGATCACGTTCCGACGCTCGTCCATTCAGATGATCGCCGGTCCTCCGGGCTCCATGAAGACTGTCATGATGCTCAACATCGTAGACAAGATGGGCCCGGTCGTCCCTACTCTGTACCACTCGTCCGACTCGGACGACTTCACCATGGCAACCCGCGTCCTCTCGATGAAGACCGGACTCACCACGGAGGAGTCGGAAGAGATCATCATGGCGGGTGAGCACACTCAGTCCGATGCGCTGCGTTCGTTCGGCCACGTCAAGTGGTCGTTCCATGCGGCACCTACGCTGGAGCACATGTGGCGTGAGGCTGAGGCATTCCGTGAGGTGCACGGGGAGTATCCGCACCACACGATCATCGACATCCTGATGGATGTCGACTACGAGGGAGCCGGTGAGCAGAATTACTGGGCTCTGATGGCCGAGCTGAAGGTGATGGCTCGTGATCAGCAGACCTCCCTCACCATCGTTCACCACACATCGGAGGCGGCAAAGGGTGGAACCCCACCTCCTCGCTCAGCAATCATGGGCAAGGCGAATCAGCTCCCCACGACCATCCTCACGCTATGGGGCGATGCTCACAACGAGTCCATCGACGTTGCGGTTGTCAAGAACCGCTTCGGTCCGCAGGACGCCATGGCCAAGAAGTTCTTCAGGATGAAGGCACAGCCTGCGCTGTGCCACATCGAGGAGGACGAGGTCGGAGAGATGCTGTTCCGTGATGGCGTCTCGGTGTCCGACGACGAGAAGGTGGATCTCTTTGCCGAGTCAAAGCCGTAAGCACCGTGGGTATGCAACGC